TGGCTCAAATTGAAAAAATTAAAGCTTATGTTCCGAAAAGATTTATAAATACAAAGTTCACATTCTCGGAGGATGGAGAATTTTTAATAATTAATTCTAAATTAAATACACAAGAGATATGACACAAACAGAAAAATTAATACTCACCGTATTCATACTATTAATAGTAATAGCGGTTATTTTAGCATTTAACGGAACTAAAAATTATAAACCATGAAACTAACAGGAAAAACGATTATGCATTTTTATCTATGGTTAGATGAAAATAAAATTTCGCAAATATTTTTTGAATCATTACCAGAACCATGTCAAAACGCTTTTATACTTCAGTTTTTTCAATACCGACAAATATGGGAACGTATTTTTTACGTAGAATATCGAAAGACTGCTTTTATGGATTCGAAGCACGCAACAAATGAAGCGATTAAAGAAGCAAACGAAATTTATAATAAACTACCATGAAACTACTAACAATCCTTTCAGTAATTTGCATTATAATCGTTGTAATGCTAGTGATATTTAAACCTTGTTGATTATGAATACAGCGGTAGAAGAAACAATTTTAAAAATGCAGGAGGCGAAAGACAACTTTCCTAATATTGGCTTTGATGATGAGTTTATAAGAGGATTTAATAAAGCTTTTCAAATGGCTATTTTCATCGCTGAGAAAGTTGGTAAAGAACAAGAAAAACAGCAGATTATTGAGGCTGTAGATTTTGCATTAGAAGATGCTAATTTATATGAAACATTTAGAAACTTAAGGTCAGGCGAACAATACTACAAAGAAACTTATGAAACTAAAACGAGCAATTAAAACACTTAAAAAGCACCAACAATGGCGTTTGGGAGCTGAAAAACCATTTGTTAACTTACAAAAACTATCTGAAGCAATAAATTTAATTTTATACGCATTAGAACTGCAACAACGATACATTAAATCAGGCGAAATAGGAGACTTTGAAGAACTTAAAAAATTGTAGAAATTATGAAATATATGGGATCGAAAAATAGGATAGCAAAAGAAATACTTCCTATAATTTTAAAAGACAGAAAAGAAGGACAGTATTATGTTGAGCCAATGGTAGGAGGAGCTAACCTAATCGATAAAGTAACTGGGTTGAGATTAGGAGCTGATACTAATAAGTATCTTATAGCATTGTTAAAATATATTAAAAACGGATGGATACCTCCTACTTATGTATCAGAAGAAGAATACAAAGCAGTAAGACAAGATAAAGACCTATTTCCAGATCATTATGTTGGATTTGTAGGATTCTGTTGCTCCTATTCAGGAAAATGGTTCGGAGGATTTGCTCGAAATGTTTCTAGAGCAAATCCTGAAGCTGAAATATTAAATAAAACTACTCGTAATTATTGTGACGAATCTAAAAGAAATTTATTAAAACAAGCTCCTAATCTTAAAGGTATTGATTTTACAGCAGTTTCTTATGATAAGCTTTACATTCCTCTGAATAGTATAATTTACTGTGACCCTCCTTATGAAGGCACAACTGGATATAAAGATAAATTCAATCATAGTAAATTCTGGGAATGGTGCAGAAAAATGAAGCGAGCAGGACACACTGTTTTTGTTTCGGAATATAATGCTCCAGAAGATTTTATTTGTGTGTGGAGTAAAAAAGTAAACAATTCACTAACTAAAGATACTGGATCAAAACAAGGTATTGAAAAACTATTTACTTTGTAACTTTAACACAAAAAAAATTGCGTAATCAAAAGTAAATTTGTAAGTTTGTCTTTGTAATGAGGTGAGAGACATTGCAACACATAACGGAAAACATTATACAAATCCTATCAAGGAGGCTTCTCTCACAGTACAGCCGAATTGATGGGATTTTGCTTTTTAACTAAATAGTTTATCCGTAGCTTAAAACGGTTATTATTATGGCAAAATTTGAATTAAAGTTTATGGCTTCTGACAGAAAAAAAGTAACTATTGAAACTTTTGTAAATTCGGATCTTAAAGACATAGTTATTGTTCAGCGTTCAGAATCAGGAATAATGACAATAGTTTTAGATAAATCAACTGCAATTAAATTTGCTAAAACACTTCGAACTGAAATTAATAAAATTACAGAAAGAGAGGTTAATAATGGCTAGGGAACAGCGAAAAGACGTAGATTATTTTCCGCATGATTGTACTCATGGTCGTAAAATGCACATAATAGAGACTAAATATGGAAATGATGGATATGCAACATGGTTTAAGCTTTTAGAACAATTAGGTAAAGCCAATGAGCATTATATTGATATTTCTGACGAAACCCAAATAATGTGGCTTACCTCAGTTTTTAAAATAGATGAAGAAAAAACAATGTCAATTTTAAATGATTTATCTAAACTAGGAGCTATTGATAAACATCTTTTTGAAACATTTAAGGTTATTTACAGCCATAAATTTACAGAGAGTATAAAGGACGCATACAGAAACAGAAAAGGAATAATGACCGAATATAACGCTATATTAAATACTTTAATGATTAAAAATGGTCAATCTTGCGCTAGTTTACAACAAGCAAGCCCTAAACTTACGGAAGTTATACCTAAAGTAGAGGAAAGTAAACTAAAGGAAACTAAAGAAAATAATAAAAACGATTTAATTTTTAAAGAGTTGTTTATTTCAGAAAGTTGGATTGAAACGGTGGCTATGAATTCAAAATTAAAATTTTCACCTAGTCAAGTCAAAAACTTTCTTAAAAAATACAACACTACAATAAACACTCAATTTGATTTTAAAAATAATAAATCCGAGTATTGCTCTCATTTTACTAGATGGCTAGACAAACAGGAAAAACCAAACTCTAATAATTCAAATGATAAAACAGTAATAATATGAGTTGGAAAACGGATAATTCAATCAAACGCATTTTTAACACGTTTAAGCGATTAAAAACACAAATCTTTAATCAAGATATAGAAGCGTTGAAATTATTAAATGATACGATTGCAGGGCATGAAAAAGCGTATGTAAATGATAATTTGCTCTATGCAAAATTAGTTTGCTACATGATTAATCAAAATTTACATCATCATGGTAACATCAAAACTTCAATAAAAGTTATTGCGGATGTTTTAAAAGAGCCTTTAGATTTCCATTTACAAAATCTACATAAAAATTTAAACAATCAAGATATTTTGAATTATTTAAAGTCGTCAGGATTAAATATTGATAGCAATAATTCATCAAAAATATCTGAACTAAATGGAAATGAAAAGGAATTTTTAGATAAGTTAAAAACAAACTGGACTTATGAAAAAGTAGAACATTCTTTTTATAATTCTGCAAATGATTTTTTAAAAGAAACTGAAAACTACATTTAACTATGGATTTAAATTTTGATGAATTAGGAACTGCAAAAGTTGATGTAGAATTATTAGACTATTTAAAAATAGTTTCAGATTGCTATATTGACCTTTCAGAAGAAATGCCAAAGCCAGAAATATTACTTTCAATTGGGGAGCATCAATATAAAAATAATTGGTATCCTACTCCCGTAATGACAAGTGGAGAATTTAGCGCAATAGTAGCAGTATCAAAAGCTAAAAAATCATTTTTAAAATCAGCTTTTATAGGGTGTTATATTGGAGGCGATGCAAATATATTATTTGGAAATATTAAATCTTTCAGAGATAAAGATTATACTATTTTAGATTTTGATACCGAGCAAGGTAAATATTATGCTCAAAGGACTTTTAGGAGGGTTTTTGATATTGCAGGACATCAATACGGTAATTATCATTGCTATGCTACTAGACATATTACATCACAACAACGTTTAGAAGCTATAGATTATTGCCTTAAAAACCAGAGCACACTTTACAAAGAACCCGTTAAATTAGTTTCTATAGATGGTATTGCTGATTTAGTTGAAAATACAAATGATATTGTAATGTCAAAAGAAGCATCTGACTATATTATGAGATGGACTTACGACTATAACATTCACATTACAACTGTTATTCATAAAAGCGGAGCTACCGGAAAGCCACTAGGTCATCTAGGAACTTATATTTTGAAAAAAGCTGAATCGGTAATTGATTTGCAAGTTAATGAAGATAAAACGATAACAGTTTCAAACCCTTATTCACGTGGATATACTTTTGATCCGTTTATTTTTGATGTAAACGGAGATTCTTTACCATATTTAATTGAAGGCATTTATTAACTAAAACTAAAACTATGAAATCAAAACAATCACCATTGCAAAGGATTAATATAATTTTAAATCATCTTATCAAAAGAGGATTGAATTTTGAAAGAGTAAACCGAGTTTACAGAAATATAATAACTAAGAGATTATGACGCACCACGAATATATTTTACAAAAAGCAGTTTGTAAGTTCTTAAATAAAAATTATCCAGAAGTTTTATTTGTTAGTGACACTATTGGAAACGTTAAATTAAATCAGTTCCAAGCTTCACGAAATAAAGAAATACAAGATGAAGACTTTAAATGTCCTGATTTATTAATTTTAGAACCTAATAAATTTTACAAAGGATTATTTATTGAACTAAAAATAAAATCACCTTTTAAGAAAAATGGTGAATTACTTAAAAACGAGCATTTAGAAGCACAGCAAAAATCTATTAACGATTTAATTTCAAAAGGATATTGCGCTTTTTTTAAATGGGAATTTGACGATATAAAAGAATTGATTAACTGGTACATGAAAAATAGATAACCCTCTCCACGTTTGGAGTAAATTAAAAATTAAAAGATTATGAAAGAAGCTATAGAAGCATTTGAATTAAAAATAAAAGAGCTTGAAAATATTAAAAAAAGATGTCAAGAAGAAAAATACTCACCGTGTGGAATGTTGGCAAATTATGCAATGCGTGATTTTTTAGAATGGCATATAAAAGATTTGAAATTAATATTAAGAACCATAAAAAATAAATAATTAAATTATGAAAACAACAGTAAAAACAACAATTAAAGGAAGCGAAAACCTTTATGTAAAAGAATCAGTAGAGACAATCTACCAAGCATTAACCGATAAACATTCGTTTTTACTTTTGACCGCTTTAAATCACAAAGGCGAAGAAAGTAGAATAGGAATTAAAAAATCATCAATTAAAATGGTAAAATCGTGAAAGATTTAATCGCACGCATCAAAGAACTACGCTCGGAAATCAAACTATTAAAGTACGAGCGTAACGGTATTCAGAAACAAATCGATCAGAAAGAAGATGTTTTGGAAGAGCTCGAAAAGTTAACTGTTAATCAGCTTGATATGTTTAGCGATGAAACGTAGTGAAAAGCAATCATCCTGCCTCCACTCCCACACAAATCGTCACGGCTACTGTACTAAATGCAATTTTCAAACTAGAACTTCTATATCAGACATAGAAACAATGCGAAAACATCACCTCGTTACAATAGAACAGCAAAAGAGGCTAGATTTCTTCTATTATGGTATTGTGTAGGTTTTTAAAATAACAATCGCTTAGAAGAGCTTAAAAGGAGGTTGGATTGTTTTGAGTGGGGGGATTGTAAAAAAAGATTGAAATAAATTTGGTGGTTAAATAAATAGTACTATCTTTGGGCTCAACAAACAGATAGAAATTATGTACTCAAACAACACAATGATTAGCGAAGTAGAAAAAAATCAAGCATTAGTAAGAATTGATGATGTATTAATTTACATTGATAATGCAAATTGTGAAAGATTTACTGTTACTGATTTATTTAAGGGTGGCTTTATGGCATCAGATTCAGAAGGCAATGAGGATTTATATTTTTTTAATGAATTAGAATTAGGATGGGAATTTACAGAAAAAACAAAAAAACATAATACCGAATTATACCACATAAGATATGTGTGATAAAAAAAAATAATAATTTAAATTTAAAAGTTATGGGATTTGTAAAAGAAGAATTATTTACTATTCAATGCGACAATTGTAAAGACACGTACCAAGATGAAAATAGTGGTTATGGTTTTTGGATTAGCGAGAGTGATGCTTGGGAATGTGCCGATGATGATGGATGGACGTCCGATCATAAAAAAGACAATACAAAGCATTATTGCTCTAAATGTCATCATTACAACGATGAAGATGAATTGATAATAAACAATGAAAGAACTCATGAAAACTCTTAAAAAAGTAGAAATAGAACCTATATTTATTGAGTTCATCCCTGATGTTTTAGAAGAAAATAAAATTTATATTTCAGAAGAATATAAATGCGCTATTCATAATTGCTTATGCGGTTGCGGAGAAAAAACAGTAATGCCGTTGTATAGTAACGGATGGAGTTTAATAAAGGAAAAGAATGGAAAAATTTCTTTTACCCCAAGTGTAGGTAATTATAATTTCGAATGTAAGTCACATTACATAATCACTAACAATATAGCAAACTTTGTTTAAAATGGGAAGAAAACAATTAAACCACGTCCAATACAAGCGAAACATCCATCCTGATTTTGTGGACAAGATGGATAAACGTTTGTACGAATTGAGACAAGAACAATCTAAAACAGACAAGAAATGAAACTACTAACCAACATCTGGGACTACATATCTAAGATATTGTTCCCAAGCAATTATAAATTCAAACCATGAAGTACACAGCCGAACAACGCGCATTTATTCTGTCCAAAGTGAAGGACATACGATTCGATGCCATTCCTGAGGGGATAAAACAATTTTGGATTAATTATAAAAACCAACAATAGCCATGGAAAAGAAACCAAGTTTATCAGAAGTTATAGCGCATTTCGATGGAGCGCAAACAATATTAAGTATTTTTGGAACGGAAGGAAACTACAATTCTAGAAAAGTTTTCTTTGATTCTAGTGCGTTTTTCACAAGTGAAGAAGAAAGTGGTAAAAGTCTAGCTTTATGGCGTGAGGAATATGGCTACGCAAAAATACTAACATACAAAAACAGCAATATGAAATTAAGCAAAGAATTTATTAAAGCCAATGCAGATAAAACATTGAAAGAAGTGTTTCCTGAGATATGCGTTACTGTGTTGGAAGTTGGGAAGTGGTATAAATCACAAAAAGGAGCTATTGTGTTTTGTGAAGAAACAGACTTCAAAGAATTGATTTATGGCTACGGATTCACGTTATATGGATATTGGTGTGATAGTGATAAATCACCATACCAATCTAATCTTTGGACAGAAGCCACTCATCAAGAAATCCAACAAGCATTAGAAAAAGAAGCTACTAAGAGAGGCTTTAAAAAGGGTGCATACGTAATATCTCTTTATTCTAACGGAGAATATCATTACGGAAATGGCGATTTATTGGATAAAGAGCTTGAATTTAAGTTTGAAAATAATATTTTATCAGTAAAAGGAGGAGCTGATTACTACAGATTGTTTGTAGATGGAAAATGGGCTAAGATGTCTGAAACAATCACAAAACAAGAAGCAGAAGAAAAACTTAAATGTAAAATCATCGAATAATGGAAACGCTATACACAACGCTCGATATGCAATTTTTATGCGCTACATCTTTCGCATTTGGCATACTTATTGGAATGATAATTTTATTAATAATTAATAACTTAAACAAATAACATGATAACAATAGCACTTACAATTTTAGGACTTGCAATGATAGTTCTTTGGGATAATTACGAAACTATTTCAAAGTTTCTGTTCGGGAAGCAGATTAATATTTTTAGATATTAAGATTATGAGCTAATTTAAAGGGACAAAAACAACAGAATAATAATTAAAACTATTTGAAATGAAAGAAGATATAAAAACTATTAGAATATGTGTTTACATAATTATGGTTATTCACGGTTTTTGGCTTGGAACTAAAATAGGTGAGATGTTATTTTAACAAAATAGCGATAGTAGGTTATCGTTTAGATTTGGGGAAATCTGAAAAAGTCATGTTTTGCATGGCTTTTTTGTTTTGTATGATATAATTATGTAATTTTGGGATATTATGGCGTACAGTACAGAAGAAAAAAACGAATGTTTTGACTGGATTATTTCAGAGATTGAAAGCGGAAAATCTTTAATATCTGCTATCAATACTAACGGGATGCCTAGTACTTCAACATTTTATATTTGGTTAGAAGAAGAACCAGAAAAATCGAAAAGATACACGCGCGCGTGCGAGGCAAGAGAATTGCTTTTGTTTGATGAAATACTATCTATTGCCGACAAACAAGACAAAGACGTTGATGAAGTTGATGGGATTGAAGTAATAAACCACAATGTAATAAACCGTAACCGTTTACAGATTGACGCTCGTAAATGGGTTTTAGGCAAAATGAATCCTAAAAAATACGGTGAAAAAATAGATATGACTTCTGATGGCGAAAAAGTAGCCCAAGTAACTATATTCCAATTGCCTGATAATGGCAGAAAGTAATGAAAAAATAATAAGACCACAAGAAGGCTATCAATTAGATTTCGCCTCATCTCCTGCTGATATTTGTATTGGTGGCGGAGCTGCCGGAGTAGGTAAAACATTTTCGCTATTATTAGAGCCAATTAGACATAAAGACGTTGAAGGATTTGGATCTGTTATATTCAGGAGAACAAACCCGCAAATTAGAAACGAGGGGGGGTTATGGGATACATCAATACAATTGTATTCTTGCTTAGATGCCACGCCACGACAATCAAGCCTTGAATGGATGTTTGGTAAATCAAAACTTAAATTCTCTAACTTAGAATACGAAAAAAATATTTACGATTGGCAAGGCTCACAAATACCGTTGATTGGATTTGATGAGCTCACGCATTTTACAAAGAAAATGTTCTTTTACTTACTTACTCGTAACCGTTCGGTTTGCGGGGTTAATCCATACGTAAGAGCCACGTGTAATCCTGATCCTGATAGCTGGGTTGCTGAATTTATAGCGTGGTGGATTGACCAAGATACAGGATATGCGATACCAGAAAGACGTGGAGTTTTACGTTATTTGATTGTTGATGGTGATAACTTTATTTGGGGAGATTCTAAAGAAGATGTAATCCAAAAAGGATGGCATATTTTAGAAGATGTAGTAAATAAATCAAAAATAAATCCTGATGAGTTTGTAAAATCGGTTACTTTTATTGGAGGCTCTATTTATGACAACAAAGAATTACTAAAAGAAAATCCTGCTTATCTTGGGAACTTATTAGCTCAGGACAAAGAAACTCAATCGGCATTACTTCATTCAAATTGGAAAACAGTTATATCCGACAATGACATTTATGAATATAGCGCAACACGTGGACTTTTTAACAACGTTTACGAATTAGACGACAATACTCCATATATTACAGCAGATATTGCTTTAAAAGGCTCTGATAAGTTTATTGTTGGGGGCTGGCTAGGTAGGGAATTAGTCAAAATTAAAATACTAAATAAAAGCGACGGTAAAGAAGTTGTAGATTGTATTGTTAATATGGCAAAAGAAATTAAATGTCAGAACAAAAATATAACATTTGATGCCGATGGCGTGGGTGGATTTATAGATGGTTTTATTAAAGATTCAATCCCATTCAATAACGGAGCAAGTCCGTTTCCTAATCCAGAACTAAAGCACGGGGATAAAGGATATGGAGAAAAAGAGAATTATCAAAACCTAAAAACACAATGTTTCTATCGATCAGGAGACAAAGTAAACAAAGGATTGTATAAAATATCCGAAGAAGTAGCCAATACAATGTACGACGACAAAACTACATTTAAACAGCGTTTTATGTTTGAACGAAAGGCAATAAAACGTAAAAAAGCCGATATGGATGGTAAGTTGCAAATCATAGGCAAAGACGAAATGAAGTCAAAATTAAACGGTCAATCACCCGATGTAATGGATATGTTTATGATGAGAGAAAGGTTTGATTTAGACAAATCGCCTAATTGGTTCGTAATATAAAATAATTTTGTATTTTTACTGAAATTTTATTATAGCAAAATGAGTATATTCGATAGATTCTTTAAAAAAGCGATTAATTTAAACGTTAACTGGACACTTTCCAAAAGTGGTGAATGGGTTTACCCAGACTCTAAAAGTGATACTTACATTGATAAAGGTTACAAGGAATTGCCTAATGTTTACGGATTAATCGAAGCTATTCTAAGCAAATCTACGATAGTGCCGTTTGAAGTATTCAAAGTAAAAAGCCGTTCCAAAGAATTGAAGTATAAAGCAATGATGGAAAGTGGTAACTACATCAAAGCGTTGAAGTATAAAGCTGAGGCTTACGACAAAGTTGAAAATTCAATAATAGAAGAACTTCTTTTAAATCCTAATGATTACCAAAACACAGCAGAACAAAACTACGATATTGACGGTTATAAGTTGTTAACTGGAAATTCTTATTTATATCATATAGGAGTAGGATCTACGCATGAATTACACACGTTGCCTGCTCCTTGTGTTGATATTAAAGTAAGCGGAACACCGTTTTCGCCACAATTAGAATATAAAGTTAATTACCTACAAAACACTTTACCGGGAGCAGATGTTTTGCACTTCAAAAAATGGAATCCTATTTTATCAGGACAATCACCAACAAAACAATTCAAAGGTTTATCTCCTTTACAATCCTGTAGACTTCTGTTAGGACGTTATAAAAATGCAGACTTAACACAAGGGTTCCAGTTTGAGAATATGGGACCAGGTGGAATGATAACAGGCGCGTCAACTTCTGCCGATGGATTAACAACTGAGCAAGCAACAGCAATACAAGATAAATTTAAGCAACAACACCAAGGCGTGCATCGTGCTGGAGATATATTAGTAACCCCAAGTGCTTTAACTTGGACAGCATTTGGTTTATCAGCTGTTGATTTAAACATACTTGCATCAAAAACCGAAATGGTAAACGAGTTATGTAATGTGTATCAATATCCTAGCGATTTAATGGGAGGAGACAAGAAATATAACAACTTTGCAGAAGCTAGAAAAGCGGTTATCACTGATTGTGTTATTCCGTTGGTAGAAGCTAGAAAAGGTGTTTACAATAAGTTCATTAAAGATGTTTTAGGGGAATCGGTAATTATTGAATACGATTATACTATATTTCCCGAAATGCAGGATGACCTTGAAAAAATGGCTAAAATTGCTGAAGCAACCACTTGCTTAACTTACAATGAAAGACGGGCAATACAAGGCTATGACCAATTGAAAGATTCTGAACGTAAATTTGTTATCATTCCGAGTGGTAAAACAACGTTAGAAGATTTATATACAACAGATACGGATATAATTGATGAGGAATCACTTAATCCTAATATTTAGAAATATAATTGCATAATTCAAAAAGTATTTGTAAGTTTGTTAAAACTTAATAAATAATAGAATTATGAAAAAATTTATCGACAACAATGACACTGTTATTGAATACGATTTTACACCAGTTTACGAAGATAGTAAAAAAGTAGAGGTAGAACCGGGTGTATTTAAGCACAAAGGCTATTTGAAAAACGTTTATTATCATCAAAAGATTTACGATAATGTAGGCGATACAGGAAAGACTAGAAAAATTTGGTTAGACATAGCTCATTTGAAGCAGATTATTGAAGCTGTAGAAGAAATTCAAAACACTGAAATAAATAAAGAAATAGAAGATTCTTTGCCGTGGTAGAAAAAAAATCAAATAGAGGCGGTAAGCGTAAAAATGCAGGGGCAAAACCAAAAGGTAATGTTATTTATTATCGTAGGGTATCGCCTTTGCACGTTGCTTTATTAGATAACTATTTAAAACAGTTGAAAAATGTCTAGTTTACGCCAACAACATCGTGAATTCATAAGACGTCAAAAAGTCTATGAAAATAAGTATAAGAAACAATTCTATGCGTACCTAAACAGCGTTAACAATTCCGCAGCTACTGCATACGCAAACGGTTCAATGACTTACGATATTCAACACGCTAAACTAACTGCAACCTATACAAAGCTATACAACGATGTTACAATCAATGAAGCTGAGATACAATGGAATCAATTTGATGACCCTAAACCAAAGCAACAGAAAGACTTAATAGATGTGTTTGCTAGTGTATTTACACCAAATACAAACGATGTGCCGATTAACTTATGGCGTTCTTTGTTAGGTGATTTCTTAACTGTACGTATTGCCGGACGTATTGCAATGGTAGAACAAACGACACGTGAAAGGATTGCTGTATTGATTGAAAGAGGTATTGCAGAGGGATTAGGAGCTAGAGAAGTCGCTAAAACCATTCGAGATGATAAAGACTTCAATAAGAATCGTGCTTTGACTATTGCAAGAACCGAAACTGTTACAAGTGCTAATCAGGGGCGTTAATTATGTCTTTTCTCACTTGGTCAGCGTGATGTAAACCGTCGATAAAGATAACATCTATTTGAGTCTCTTTATTAGCTTCAAAAAACGAATCACTGTCTCCTTTATGACAAGCGT